CATTAATATTTTGATTGAAATTACTATCACCACTAAAAGTAGAAACACCAGAAACACTTAATTGATTTGTAAATGTTGTTCCTGTAATTGTTACGCCAGAACCAATAGTTTCTAATTTTTTACTTCCAGAATAATAAAGTTCAGCAGATCCGTTGTGAGTGAATCGTGCCAGAGTAGCGACACCAACTCTTTCTAGACGAATACTTCTATTTCCATCAGCTCCGAGAATTAAATCACCAAGTCCGTTGAAAATATTTGCATTTCCACCACTATGGCTAATATTTAAAGAACTACTATTAAATGAAAGTGTATTACTTCCAGAAACTGCTAGATTATCATCAACGGTAACTGTTCCACTATTAGAGTCAAGTGTAAGACCTCCGGTAATGGTGTCAATTGTATTGTCATTCGCAACACCAATACGAATATTATTAATTGTTGCCCCAGCATTCGCATCAATCAAACCATCAAATGTGGAAATACCAGCAACATAAAGTTGACTCAAAGTGGTGATTCCAAGAGTCGTAATTCCAGATGCCTGAATAGATGTAATATTTCTCAGTCTTCTATCGTTTGATAAGACTTGAGTTGCATCAACATAAAGTGATCCGACAGTAACGATTCCAGATACTGTAAGGTTGGAAGCTGAAAGAATTCCAATCGTGGAGATTCCAGTAACACTGAGTCCAGTACCAACAAACTCACCGTAGAATCTGGTTGCTGTTACAACTCCAGTTACAAGTTCATCACCTTGAACATGTAGTCTTGAAGTGGCATTTGAAAGTCCAATACCAGTGTTCCCAGAAACATAGGCGCCGCCAGTGACTTGTAAATTCTGTTGGGCAACTCCCGAAGAAGTTTCCATATTGACCAACAGAACACCCTGATTATTAATCTTGACTCTGTTTGATCCAGATACGGATGGTTTTTGTTCGTAGTTAGAGGTTCCAGTCTGGAAGATGATTTCACTGTTTCCAGAACCTTGCTCTGCTCTAATATAGAGTGTTCCGTTATTATTCTCAAAGGCAGAACTTGATTGTCCAGGATCTACCAGAGAAATCCAGGCACCATTTGAATCATAGATTGCCAGGTTGGAGAATGGATCTGTGAATCCAATACCAACATAAGATGAAATATAACCACCACCAGTGACTTGTAGTTTCTGATTTAGAGTTCCTGTTGAAGTTCCACTACCAATTAATACTGGTCCATTTGTAAAAGTAGAAACTCCAGCAACTCTAAGTTGTTGAGCATCAATATACTGAATGTCTGCTCTTCTTGCATTAATTTGAGTGTCGGTCAGTTGAATTCCACCAACTGCTAAACGAACACCATTAGGAACAAGTGTTGATCCAATACCAACAGCATAGTTAAACATCCAGGCATCAGTGGTTCCAACTCCATAAGAGTTGGCAGCAACCCACATCAACTGCTTATAAGTTGCTGGTATGGTACTGAAACCAGTGAGAGAAAGATCTACTAATGGATATCCTACCGTAGAGGCAATAGAAATACCACCATGGTTTGCTGTTACATCATTGGAAATATCATTACCAAACGCATCTGTAGTAATACCAAGAGTAATTTCTTTATCTAAGACTTTAAGGTCTTGTGCCAGAATAACAGTTGATGTTCCACCAATACTCAGGTTTCCATCAATACGAACATTACTATGGAAAGTTGCTGTAGTATCATAAACATCAAAATTAGTCAGAACATCTAAACTTGTGAGTGTAGAAACACCTGTGGCTCTGATATTACGAACATTAAGTTCATCAGCAGTGATGTCATCTTTTACATATAAGTCATTACCAACATAAAGATCACCACCAGTAGTCGTGATTCCACCAGCAGAAGCAAGAGTCGTTAGACCAGTTACGTTTAAATCATTTGGAATTAAGACAGTTGGCGTTGATGAAGTGGTAAAATTAATTGCCTGGTATCCCTGTCCATTGTTGATGCTAGAAGCACCAATGGTTCCCTGGAATGCTACATTTCCACTTCCACTATAAATGTAGAATGAGTTTGTTCCGTCTGCTGCCTGAATAAAACCACTGCTAGGTCTGAAGCTATTCGCAGTAATAATACCAGAAGCATTAACACTAGTTGCTGATGTGATGTTAAGGGTGGTGATCCCACTGACATACGCATTACGAGCATTGATCTCATCAACTGTCAGATCATCCTTTACATATAAATCAGAATTAATATAAACATCGTTTCCAAATGTACTTACACCAACGAATGTGGAGACACCACTGGCGTAGATATGTCTTGTGGTAATGTCCTGACCAATTGTTGCTCCACCAGAGACATTAACCCCATTAACATAGAGTTGATTGTTTACATATAGATCATTTCCAAATGTACCAACACCAACGAATGTAGATGCCCCACCTACATAAACATCCCCTGTGATGTTAGTTGAACCAACAACAAACAAGGAATGATTCTGAGCGTTTGTCGTCCCAATCCCAACTTTACCAATCGTCTGTAAGACTGTACGATTCTCGGTTACAGATGAAATACCAAGATTGAGATTCTGTTGTCTGCCGCTCTTATATGGTTGGGACATTTTTAGATATTAGTTAAGTGTTTCTAAAATACTTGCGATAAACTTGACGTTAGAAGCGTCATCAGCACGAATCTGAAGAGTATCACCAGTCTCAAGAATCAATTTACCAAACAAAAGATTCGCTGAATCATTCGCAGGTATAGGTAGATCTTTGACAATTTCGGTTGTCACTGCTATGCCAGCAACAGTTCTCTTGTGCGAGAACGAAACATTGTGAGTCACAGCATCAACATTTGCTGCTTGTGCTAAAAGAACAACGCCGCTGTATCCAGTTGGTGCTGTATAAATTCCAACGGTATTAACACCAACAACACTTGTGACTGTTTGATATATGTTTAAGGGTAATGGCATTTTAATTTCCTCCTAATGCTAGAATAAATGGTGTCATTGTCGCAAACAAACTCTTGGAGTAGAAAGTACCAGAAATAGTTCCAGTAACTTGGTTGATCTGAACACCGTCACCAATTCGGAAGTTGCCTGCCTGATCGGTACTTGTATAAACCACTAGTCCTCCGTTTCTTGCATCGGTCTCATTCTCTTGAATGGGAACACCACCCTGAGAAGGAAGAGCAGCATTAATGTTTGTTCCAGAACCAATATATTCAAAAGAATGTCCAGAAGCTAGGACTCTACTTTGCTTAAAGAAAGGAACCGTTGTGCCGACACCAACAGCATATGGAACGTTTTCATTTAAAGTAATTGTACAAATTCCAGCGGATATTGGAGTTGAACTAATGATTGAATAATATGTTGGAAGTAATTCTGCCGTCCCTGTTGCTGTATTTATTCCAACATCAGGAGCGGAGAAAGTGACCGTTGGAACTGATGTATATCCTCTACCATTTGAGACCATCTCAACATTTGAGACTGATCCATTTGAAATTTCAGGGACAGCAGTAGCAGCAACTCCCCAATCATTTCCTGTACTGGGATCACCAATCGTGACTGTAGGTGGATTGATATAACCAGTTCCAACTCCAGTAACATTAATTCTCTTGACAGTATAATACAAGTTCTCAAAATAAACTACCTGACCATCAAAAGGTCTTTGAATATCAATCTTGACTGTACCACCACTAACATAAGTATGTGGAAGAGTAGATGTTCCGACGTAAGCAGAGAAACTATTTGCTGCTCCGACAGAATCTACATTAAAGACATATCCATAATTTCCACTTGGATAAGTCACAATGCCCGGTCCTGATGGGCAGGTGAATCCAAGTCCAGCAATCGTTACACCCATACCAACTGTCAAGTTATGATTGGTATTGGTTGTAATTGTTAAAAGACCAGTTGTATTATTATAGGTTGCCGTCTGTACTCCAAGAGTCGGTGCTGTTAGATTGACAATAAATTCATCGGAATTTACTCCAGCGGCAGAAGTAATGATTCCAGTATATCTGACTGGACTTACACCATCAGCAACAAGAGCATAATTACCAAAAGAAGCATTGGAGTTTGTTAGATCACAAGCAGCTCCAGTACCACAGTAAACAGCAATATCATCACAGATCGTAAACAGCGAAACCAACTGAGCATATCCACTGTTGGTGATTGAAACTCCGATACCGCCTTGATTGTATTGAGTATAAGAGTCAACAACCATTGATTTCAGTGGTCCAATCGCTTTGTTACCATCAATCTTCATTCCGATACTATCCGGAATGAAATTGGTACAGTTCTGAACGTATGGTGACTGAGCAAAATACTTAATATTGTTTGGATCAAAAGCAAAGATTGCCTTTCCTGGATTCATTGTCCCAGTAAAAGACATCTCAGCAACATAGTTTCCAGGAGAAACATAGAATAAGTCTTGATTGGCATTACTAGGAACAACCGTGACTTCTCTTAGCGAATCTCCAACGACGCTGATTTGTGATGGTAGAGCAATTGGATTATCTTCTACATATGTACCAGCAGAAACTTTAATAACTGCTCCTGGGATTGTCGTAGCGATTCCGACTGCTGCTTTGATGGTCGCTTTGGCGTCCCCGATTTTTCTTCCTGTGTTATTATCGTTTCCGTCTTTTGTGACATATAAAATATTTGTAACTGTTGTTCCAGCAGATACACGAACGACTTCTGTGGCAATTCCTGTCTGAGCGAATCTATCTCTTAGTGTATAAAGTTCCGCATCATACGTATTAAGAGCTAATTCTCCAAGTTGTAGATCTCCGACCGCAGGTTTTTTTCCAGGTACAGCAGATCTTTTAATCCTAAACGGTGTTGCCATTTATTTTCATTCGGTATTTACCAGAAGAAGCAGTATGTACTGCTTTCATTTATTTATTCAAGTAGCATTATTCCTTCTGGGGCGATAAGCAAATAAATTAGTCGGAGGATCTGGTTTCATCCAGTCTTTAATTTTCTGATATCTTTCCATGTCAAAAAACTCCTGTGAGAAGTACCAGTCTTCCCAAGGAGTATGTCCCTTGTCTTGGTTGCAGGAGTGGCAGCAACAGACAACGTTCTTTGTGAAGTCCATCCCACCTTTGGACTGAGGAACAATATGGTCTATTGTGAGGTTCTCTTCCGACCCACAATAAGCACATTGGTGTTCCCATTTCTCTCTTATCTCTCGCCTCCATATTCGTTTCGCTTCTCCTGGACTTGTTGTTCGTAGATTGAACAAGTACTCTTGAGGCGAATGGAGGAGATCCATAAGTTACTGCGACTTAGGACTATTTATCTTCTTACAAGCACCACGGGCATATGCTCTTGCCATACTGTCTATATGAGAGCAAGGTTTACCAGACTCTCCACAATAAGGGCACTTGGCGTCTGGTGGGTCGTTAGGATACTTGAACTTACTCATACTCTTACAGGTTCTTGCTGCCCCTCTGGGAGTTTGATTTGAGGAAGTTTTTCTGGTTCACGAACTTCCCAAGAACCACCAACTCCACCGTCCATATTCACCACAATCTCATTCGTCGGCAGTGCCTTGGGCATTTGAACATCCACAACCTGACCCATCAGAAACTTATTACGTGTATAAGTTCTGTTCTCTGGATCCATAGCAACCATCGCAAGAGCATCCATCTCATCACCACAATCTAAAAGTTTCTTTCCAGTGTTTTTATCAATCACTGAAAAATAATCTTCACTCCGATACTTGTTCATCATCTTGTTGCTTTTCTTCATTATAGGACACTTGGGGTTTTCTGTAAAGGTTAGGCCAAGTATCACGTATTATTTCTGCTAACTTGTAAGGTGTTTCTGAACTAATCACGTCAATATTGTTATACGGCGTTGTTGTTGGGATAAAAGTGTTAATACCTTTGGGTCTTTTGCGGTCTTTCTTACAGAGTCATAATAGTCATAGTATCCATTATGAAGAATAATAGCATCTCTTAAAGACCCAGTTTCGTTTTGAAGTCTGCGAAGTTTGCTTGCTAATAACCAGACTGCTACTTCATCATCATCCAACAGTTCTCTCTTGGGTGGAAGTCCTTGTATGATAAGTTCTTTTAGACCAAGTTGTGCAACACCAAAAGTCTTTACGTCCACTGGTTTGCGGTGAAGGATTTCCTCATACAGAACTGCTGCGATGACGTTCTCTGGGATGTTGAATTGCTTACTTGCCCTCTTGATATAAGGAACCAGAGTTTGTAGTTTCTCATAACTCATCGCACGAGTCATTGGAACATTGGATACAACATTACTGATGACTGTGGGCGTGACGGTTCTATCCTTGACCCCATAGTTGCTCAGAGTTTTATTCTGACTGCTTATGGGGACAAAGGATAGAAGAAAAAGAATAGCAAGTATGCTGCGTTTCATTTAAGTGCTTTGAGGTTTTCTACCAGGAGTTCAAGTTCTTGTAGGGATGCGTCACATTTTATCCAGTTAGCTCTTGAAGATATAACCCAAATATTATCTAGGGTATATCCTTTACCAGGAACTTTTTGATCTAAACTGGGGTTTCTTGGGTCTCTCTTATTATTAGTAGAAACCAAAGGTATTCCAAGTAAAGGACAAGTTTCTGGAATAATAATATCATCTATAGTTATACTAAAAGGAATACCTTTTATTTTTGCTCTGTGTTGAGCGTTATGAAACATCTTATATCTTCTATCATCACACTTCCTTTCCTCTACAGGTTTTTCTATCATATTTCTTCTTGCTCGCTCTTTCTTCCTATAACACCCACAACTCCTAACTTTACCACCAGGTTTTATAGAGTATAAAAATATATTTTTCTCTACTCCACATTCACAAAGACACTTTGCTATTCTACCTTTTGGTGCGGACTTTATATCTAAAATACACAACATAACTTTCCAAACTATGAATAACTTATATTATTTATAATATCATAGTTTGGAAAATAAGTCAATAAAAAAGACCCTTGCGGGTCTTGGATATTAAAGAGCGTTTCCTCTGGGAAGAACCTCCTCTGGAAAAACGAATCGTTCGTGGGGTTGATCCACAGGAGCCATCCAGGCACGTAAGCCTTCGTTTAACAATATGTTCTTCGTGTAAAAAGTTTCCCATTCCGGGTCTTCTGCTGCTCTAATCTCCTGACTCACAAAGTCGTAAGCACGAAGATTAAGGGCAAGACCAATAATGCCAATGGAAGAAGTCCAAAGACCCATAACAGGCACAAAGAGCATAAAGAAATGAAGCCAACGCTTGTTACTAAAAGCAATCCCGAATATCTGCGACCAAAAACGGTTCGCAGTAACCATCGAATAGGTCTCTTCCTCTTGAGTCGGTTCAAATGCTTTGAAAGTGTTCGCTTGGTCACTGTCTTCAAATAGAGTGTTTTCTACAGTTGCTCCGTGAATAGCACAGAGCAGAGCACCACCAAGAATACCTGCCACACCCATCATATGGAAGGGGTTGAGAGTCCAGTTGTGGAAACCCTGAAGGAACAGAAGGAACCTGAAGATAGCAGCAACACCAAAGGAAGGTGCAAAGAACCAACTGGATTGTCCCAGTGGGTACATCAGGAACACAGAAACAAATACTGCGATAGGACCAGAGAATGCGATTGCGTTGTAAGGTCTGATGCCTACAAGACGGGCAATCTCAAACTGACGCAGCATGAATCCGATTAGGCTGAAAGCTCCGTGGAGCGCCACAAAAGGCCAGAGTCCCCCAAGTTGGACCCAGCGGACGAAATCTCCCTGAGCTTCAGGACCCCATAGGAGTAGAAGAGAATGTCCGAGAGCGTCAGCAGGAGTAGATACAGCAGCAGTAAGAAAGTTACACCCCTCAAGATATGAACTCGCAATGCCGTGGGTGTACCAACTGGTAGCAAAGGTGGTTCCTGTAAGCCACCCGCCAAGAGCGAGATAAGCAGTCGGGAATAGAAGTAAACCAGACCAACCGACAAAAACAAACCTATCACGCTTAAGCCAGTCATCGAGAACATCGAACCATCCTCTCTGTGAAATTGGTTGTGAAAGAGTAGAAGAAGTCATGACCTCCTTAGTTATTTCTCATATTTATCTTAACATATCGTAATAAAAAGGTCAATGAGTATTAGTGCTCAATTTTTGATCTGCATATTCCATAATTTCTTGAATGGGTAATTCTTTGGTAAAGTGTTCCGACCCACCAATTATACCATCTATCTTTTTTTGATATTGCTTATAATTTTCTAAAATATACCTCTCACAATCAAACACCTCTTTATGAGATGCTTTCCACTCACCAAGTTCATTTATAGTTTCAGTAAAACGATATTTTATGCCATGAAAAGACCTACCAATTTTATAGGTTCCATATATGGTTTCAATAAAATATAAGTAGTCCTCTCTATCAGACCACTCTTCTTTAAAACCAAAAAATCCATAACTCTTTGATACACCAACAGTTCCAGCATTCCAAGTTGGTTTTCCAAATGCAGGATTATTTTTTCCAACTTTTGATTTTCTCTTACAGCAGAATGCCTCTCCACCTTTCTCATAAGTCACAATAAAGTTTCTTATACTCATATTTCGTTGACCCGTACAAGGGCAGCTTACAATCACATCAGTAGAACGACGAACAAGTTTTTCAGGAAGATGGATTAGTTCCAATCCTCTTCTATCACATTCAGATATTACTAGTTGGTGCAAATCCATAAAGGTTGCTCATAACTTTCCATAACTATTTATATAGTATACCATAAAAAAAGAGACCCGTAAAGGGTCTCTAATTTTATTAACCGATTGCGGGAGCAGTAAGAGCAACTGGGGTTGCTTCTGCTGCTGCAAGGTCAAGAGGGAAATTATGCAATTTTGTTATCGTAAAGACTCTTTATTCTTTACTTCTTACTGTCGCCAGTAAGTTCAGACTATCTCTTCATCCTTATGGTTATTAAGGAGTCGGGCATTCGTGGGTAGATTATTGTTGGGACTCACTACCTAGTCGTTAGACCTTTCAGAAAACTTAAACCCTTTCTGACTTGGTACGGGATTGTCTCATAGAGAGTTTCCCCGTTTAACCCGATTTTTCTAATGCCTATTACTAGGCAACAACACCAACAATTCTAGCGTTGCGTTCGTGCATTACCTCCATGCCCAGTCCAGCACGGTTGAGAACGTCAGCCCAGGTATTGATTACCTTGCCCTGACTATCAACGATAGACTGATTGAAGTTGAAACCGTTCAGGTTGAATGCCATCGTGGAAACACCCAGAGCAGTGAACCAGATACCTACAACAGGCCAGGCAGCAAGGAAGAAGTGCAGCGAACGGGAGTTATTAAAGGAAGCATATTGGAAAATAAGGCGTCCGAAATAACCGTGAGCAGCAACGATGTTATAGGTCTCTTCTTCTTGACCGAACTTGTAACCATAGTTCTGCGCATGGCACTGAACAGAGAACCACCGAACACACCAGCAACTCCAAGCATGTGGAAGGGGTGCATCAGGATGTTGTGCTCTGCCTGGAACACAAGCATGTAGTTAAAAGTACCAGAAATGCCAAGAGGCATTGCGTCAGAGAAAGAACCTTGACCAAAAGGATACACCAGGAACACTGCGCTCGCAGCAGCAACAGGTGCGGAATAGGCAACACAGATCCAAGGACGCATACCCAGACGGTAGGAAAGTTCCCACTCACGACCCATGTAAGCATAGATGCCGATGAGGAAGTGGAACACTACCAGTTGGAAAGGTCCACCGTTGTAGAGCCACTCATCTAGGGAAGCAGCTTCCCAGATGGGGTAAAAGTGAAGTCCAATAGCATTGGACGACGGAATCACAGCACCAGAGATGATGTTGTTTCCGTAGAGGAGTGAACCAGCAACGGGTTCACGGATGCCGTCGATGTCCACAGGAGGAGCAGCGATAAAGGCAACGATGAAGCAAATGGTAGCAGCAAGCAGGCAAGGCACCATCAATACACCAAACCACCCCACATAGATGCGGTTGTCTGTGCTAGTAATCCAGTTACAAAACTGTTCCCAAGTATTTGATTGTCGTTGTTGTGAAATTGTAGCAGTCATTTTTTTTAAGAGAGTTAGATAAAAGTTCGGGGGGACGAACCGTTACGATTATACTCCACAGCACCCTCCACTGTGGATATGAGAGACATCTTTTACTTGCCTAGTCTCGGTGAGGAGTTTCGTCCCTTTTCGGCAAGAACTTGTGTTAAGAACCTGTTACATTTCTTAACTCGTTGTTGTATTTATCATAACACCATCCTCTGGGGAAGTCAAGAGGTATATTGATTAACTCCCATTATGTTTCCACCCCTTTGCTCACATCCCTTTTTAGGTCCAGGTTTGATGTGAAGTTCATATCCAAACTTTGAGCACTCACGAATAGCCCTTTTGACTTGGTGTTCTTTTAGTCCAAGTAAATCAGCAACTTCTTTTCTTGATAATCCAGATTGACGATATTTTAATATTGATAGTTCTTGCTGTGTTGGTTCAGTTTTCTTTGGTGGTTTTCCTCTTTTTTCAGTTGAGTTTCCTTTACTCTTCTTTGCCCAGTTGATTGCTTGCTTATCGTGAATAAGTTTATGAGTTGCTGGATGATAAACATAAAGATGCTCTGGAATATTTCTACCACCTTCACATCTTGGTGGGTTGTGATGAATATCAATATCCTTCATCTGCTCGTCAGTAAGTCCATAGTGTTCTTGGGCAACCTTACGATAGTTATACTTATCAGTAGAGAGGACAATAGCAGAGCACATAAAAAACTCCAAACCTACTATTATTTAGGTAGGTTTGGAGTTGTAATGAAGTTTATGTTAGTGTTTTTGAATATTTAAAAAACTTTCTCTCCAATTGTATAACTTTTCTTCCACTACTTTAACATTATCAACAATTTTGAGAACATTTTCTTCTTTTTTTTCTTCTACACAAAAAGTCTCAGCATCATTCTGTTCAGAAATGACACCAGTTTTCTTCAGATCTTCATCAAGATTCTTTATTTGATTATTAAGATCTTTAGAATCTTTAGAATATTTTATCGTCTTCTTAAAGATACCCATTAACTATTGTCATTCTTGGCATTAATAATATTTATTATACTCTATATTCTTCTATTTTGTCTAGAACCTTATTAAGATATTGATGCGCCAACCACTTTGGATCATATCCAGATTTATTCATCCACTCTTTATCCAAGTCTGCTTTTAACTTAAGAACTTCACATTTAATAATATCTTTAGTCAGGTATCCTCTGGGCATATACTAAAAAACTCTGCCCAGTATTTAGAGCAGAGTTTTAGTTTATATCATATTATTTCAAACTTGTGCGGTTTCCCTCACACTTGACTTTACATATTCAAGTACCGCTTCTGGTGTAGTTGCCTCATAAGGATCTGTGTCTGCATTGTCACGTTGACTGTCTTCCACGAATAGTTTCTGGATGACTCCATTATCCACAACCGCAGCATAACGCCAAGAGCGACTACCGAAACCAAGGTTAGACTTGTTGACGAGCATACCCATTGAGCGAGTGAAGTAAGCATTTCCATCGGGGATAAGTTTTACTTTCTCAATGTTCTGGTCTTGTGCCCAGGCATTCATAACAAACCCATCATTAACAGATACACAGTAAATAGCATCAATACCAAGAGCAGTAAACTCCTCGTACTTTTCCTCAAATCCAGGGAGTTGATAAGCACTGCAAGTAGGAGTGAATGCACCAGGTAGACTGAAAATAACCACACGCTTATTATCAAAGAGATCGGAAGATGTGCGAGTAATAAATTGTCCATCTTCACGGAATACGAATTCTACCTGAGGAACTTGATATCCTTCTTTACGCATAGAAACCTCCATCACCAAATACCAGGGATGATTTGACCAGTGAAGGCATAAGAGCCCATAGCGGCAACAATACCAATCATTGCTGCCCAACCATTAATACGTTCTGCTTTTTCGTTCATTGTTTTTCTCCTTGATAGGGGTGTTGTTGTTTAAGTTCGGGATTGGGTTGGGAGAAGACCATAGGACTTCTGGTTTTATTCTTAATAACAATAAAAGCGTCGTTCTGGTAAGATACGGTTCCAAATGGCTTCGCCCACTTAGCATTTGCGTCTGGGTGAGTAGCAGTTCCTGTGACTGCTACACCGCCAATCTCAACAGAGAGTTCATCGTTGGCGTCCCATCCAAGTTTTTCAAGGGCAAGAGCAAACTGCCCAAGCATTCCAGCGGTCACAGGTTTTCCTCTTGCTCGGTCAAAATCACACAATCGCTAGTAGGATAGGCAACACAGGTGAGTACCCAACCATCAGCAATTTGGTCATCATCAAGGAAAGACTGTTCTTCATTATCTACAGTGCCACTAATCAGTTTGCCAGCACAGGCAGAGCAAGCACCTGCCTTACATGAAGAAGGAAGGTCCACACCTGCTTCTTCTGCTGCTTCAAGAATATACTGATCGCCTTCGCACTGAATGGTGGTCTCGGTGCCGTCGGGAGAGCGGAGAGTAACATTGTAAGCCATAGTTTAATAAGTCTCTGATAGTTGATTTACGGAGTGTGCCAGTAAAACGAAAAAGGCAACACTAGTAATTGTAAAGATAATTGAAGTCATTGTCAAGTATCAGAAGAGTCCGAAGTAGAGGTTGCCAGTGATAGCATAAGAAATGAAGCCAGCAACAATGCCGACCATAGCCCAGCGTCCATTGGTTCTCTCCTTTACTTCATTAGGGGTGAGCATCCCATAGTTCTCATAATACATGGTAGGCTCTTTGGCAAACATATTCTGTTGCCCATATTCATTAGTCGTTACAGTCATCGTAAATTCGTTAAGAATTGTTACACAATTATATAGCAAAAATAAAGGGGCGTCAAGCCCCTTTGTTCAAATATCCTAACAAATTAAGTATAAATGCTTACTGTTCTGCCTGAACTGGTTCGGTCACCCTACCCAAATAAGGATCATAGTCCATCAACTCTTCAAGTTTGAGATTACATCCTTGCTGTTCCCAATACTGTCTCAAACCATCATGACTTGCTCTATGAAAAATATCAATATGCTCTGGATGAATAGAAGACCCTAGTTGAATCTTATACAAGAACAGTGGAATAGCATAAGTATTACCAGAGTTATAAATTAAATCATCTGCAACTGCTCTGGGTTTTACACCTTGATCAAGTTTATATTTGTCATCTCTCACATGATGTTTGATAAGTTTCTCTGCATGATGACGAGTGATCATGTAGCAGGCAGTAGAAAAATCATTAATAAACCTACGATGAAGTTTTACATGAAGAGCACCTGTACAAATGATTGCCAGTTGAACTACATCCCAATCATAAGGAAGTTTACCAGCAAACTGCGTCCAAGTAAAATCCCAAAAACGAACAGTATCTAGATCAACGTCATCTTCCATAAAGATGGCATAAGGACTATCAGAAGTTTCATACCAATGTTTGATTGCCTTGAGATGAGAGGTTGTACATCCAATCTCACCAGAAGTCATATCCTCTGGATACCGACCTTTGATAATATCACTCAAGTCATCATCACGACCATCATAAGCAGAAATGCGAGTATAGTTTTCTACTTCCCAATACTTGAACTGATCCTCCATGTACTGCCTTCTCTCTGGTTGTCCATCCAGATTGAGATAGTATATGGGAGCAATGTTCTTGAGTTTATAGGTTGACTTATTCTTATCCATTAGATGATAGTCCAAGTTTCAGGAATTAAATCTTTGGTTTCTTTATCAGCATTATTGGGACCAAACCATTTTGATGGTGCGATGACCTTTTCACTTTTTGCCAACCACGCACCCCACCAGGAGAATGAAGAATTGGCAATAATATGTCCTGTACAGAAAGTCATCAGGCACAGATCAATCTTATTATCACCAGATTCGGATACAAGGAACCGATCATCGGAGAACAGTTCTTGTTCCTGGCACCACTCTGGATCATCAGAGAAAACAATCACTTGTCTTCCATCAAAATGCTTCAGTGCTTCTTCATAATAACTTAAGTCTAGATTATGATGATTCGCATTATTTGTCAAGTAGTCTGTACGACGAACGTGAAGGGACACTGGATTGTCAAAACCTTCGGCAATCTCTTTACACGGTTCCAGAATATGATCTCGGAACGTAAAGTCCTCAAGAATACTATTCTCTATGTGCTTGAAATATTTCTCCGACTGAAAGAATCCAAACAGTGATACATCATTTGGACACTGATCAAATAACAGTTGGTCAAAATGAAAAAATCGTTCTTGGGCAACAGGAGCATTACCACCGTCCAGATACTTAACATTTGATCTAGGAAGATTTGGAAGATCAAATACTTCAAACAACTGATGAGATCTCCATTCATCTTCAAACTTAGAAGGTGGAATCCCAAAGTCATATCCTCTACGAGCAGCAATACCTCTCAATGATGCATACTGGAACATCTGATTGCCCAGTCTACCCAGGTGTCCTAAATGATTAAATGCGAGCATCACTAAATCTCCGTGCCAAGTATTCCTGTTGATTCATATATTTTACAATCGTATCCTTATCTTGCTCCCTCAACCACTGCCACAGGTTATGATTATCCATAAACTTTGGATTATGATAATGAGAGTTATGTGTTCTGGAATGTTCAAAGTGCCAGATCCAATCATTGATTCTACCGACTTTGTATCCCAGAGCATTGAACCTAAAATAAAATTCACAATCTTCGGCACCCCAGGACAAGAAGTTTTCATTCCACATTCCACCAGCGATTACCTTTTCTCTGGAATAGAACTGTGTCCAACCAATCGTAGAAGATTCTGTTCTACATCTGGTTTCAATGACTCTCATATCAAATCCACTTTCAAGAAATGATTGAAAGACTTCCATGGGATAGTCTACCTGAAACTGATAGACTCCACAACCATAAGGATAGATTACATCTGCCTCTCCATTCAGGATTGTTTGATATGCCTGCTGATGACTACTCACAGGGTAGATAACATCAACATCATGACTACAAACAACCTTTGTCTTTGTTAGCAGAATCAAATCATTGAGAATCCGAGTCTTGTGAAATAGATCTTCTGTGTTTTCCTCAAAGATATATTGAAGATTATCAATACTCACATACTTCTTAATCTCTGGAATCGCACGAAACTTAAACGTTGCGTGATCACTGACTTCCTTGACAATCACTGTTGCCTCTGGAAAATTCTTAAGAAGATAAGTTACAGAAGTGATGATGTTCTTGAGGCGGTCTTCTGATTCAATTCTTGTGGGAAGAATATAAGTCAGATCTTTCATAGTTGAGTCCACCCCTCTGGAATCAAATCATCCATCTTATAGTGATCAAACTGTGAACCAAACCACTTCTTAGGAGCAATCACAGTCTTTTCTGGATTATCAATCAACCAAGCACCCCACCAAGAGAATGAAGAGTTGGCAATAATCGCATCCGTACACATAGACATCAGACAAAGATCAATCCAGGGAACTCTCTGCCCATCAGCAAACTCATCAAGTGTTTCTGAAAGAATAAAACGATCTGGTTGAAAGAACTCTTGCTCCTTACACCACTCAATTACATCAGAGAATACAAAGACTGGAATGTCATCTGGGAAATGACTGAGTGCCTCTTCATAGTATTCCCAAGTCTGAACTGGGTGAGCATTTTGAAGATTCACATATGCCCAAGGAAGTTTAGGATCTCCTCTACGAATGTGAAGAAACAGTTTTCTACCTTCACCCAGACTGTCCATCATCTCCTTACAAGGATTATAGATGTCATCTTGGAACTGAAAGTCTTTACGAATTTCTTTCTCAATGTTTTTGAAATACTTTTCGGTCTGAAAGTATCCATCAAGATTCACATTGTCGGGACAATTATTGAACAGTTCTTCGTTAAAGTGAAACTCTTTCCAGATTGCCCAAGGAAAATCATCAGAAACTCCATGATGTTCTGGAGTGGCATGAGGAAGTTTGAAGGTGTCAAACATGCAATAATTATTCTCACACCCAAACTCATCAACTCCTGATGTGCCTGGAGGTGGAACTGCCCAATCAAATCCACGGTTCGCAGCAATACCTCTTAATGCAGCATACTGAAACATCTGATTACCAAGTCTTCCAGACTTTCCAAGTTTATTAAACGTGAGCATTAAATCTTCTCCCAGGATTCAGGAATTAAATCATCCATAATATAGTGTGAATAAGCACTGCCAAACCAAAGATTAGGAGCAATCACTTTACCTGCTCCATTTTGTAACCAGGCACCCCACCAACTCATACTACTATTAGCAATTATAGCACCTTTACACATACTCATCAAGCATAGATCCCAATAAGGAACTAGTGACTGTTGAATAGATCCATCACCAAGTTTAATTTTGTTTGGATACTTGACGTGGTTTTCAGAAATCAAAAATCTATCATCCTCAAAAAGTTCTTGTTGCTTTACCCAATCAAGAGAATCTGAAAAAATAAGAACAGGAAGATCGGAATTAAATCGATTTAGTGCCTGTTTGTAATAATCAATTGGTAGAGTTGGATGATAATCTGGAGTCGCAACATAGTCTCCACGACGGACGTGAATGAAAATAGCATCACCAATATCACTCATAATTTCTTGACAAGACTCTACAATCTCATCATTAAACGTAAAGTCTTCTCTAATTTCTTTTTCAATGTTCTTAAAATATTTTTCAGTCTGAAAATATGAATTTACATTTACATTGTCTGGACAGTTGTGATAAAGATCTTCATCAAAGTGAAAGATCGTACTGTCAATTGTCTGCCAGTTAGAATGCCCATATCCCTTGTTCTGTTCCTGAACATGAGACATTTTAAAACATTCAAATAGTCCATAATTACAAGTGGACTCAGCATCCTCTGGAGGAATCACCCAATCAAATCCACGATTGGCAGCAACTCCCCGAAAACCAGCATACTGAAACATCTGGTTGCCAAGTCTTCCATTTGACCCAAGACGATTATACGATATTGTCATAATGCTCTTTCATACTCTGGAATACTTTTGAGATGCCATCTTGTAGATTAGTCTTTGGCATCCACCAATTCGTAATGTAATTATCAGCTTCGTTTCTCTTATCCATCTGAACGCTGTCTTTTGCGATCCCTGGTTTAATCTTCACATCATATCTACCAATAAGATTGAATTGTCCTTGAATGATTTCAGCAACCTGCTTGATTGATTCACTACGGAAAGAAGTAATGTGTAGAGGATCTTCTGGTTTGAAATCCGTATAAGATTCCATAATTGTTTCTAGTGCTTCACAACAATCTTCAGCATATAGAAACTGTCGTTCTTCTGTCCCGTCAGTGAGCATTTCAAACTCACCTTCTTCAAATCCCTTACGGATAAAATCAGTAATAACGTGCGACTTTTCTAGATCCTTCTCTACACCATAAACATTCCAGAACTTTACAGTGAGACCCTTGAGTGACTTGGTATAAAGTTCTCCGACGTTTTTAAGAACACCATAGGGAGAGTAACTCATATTACTCATCTGCGATGATGCAAATACAAACCTTTTATTATATTTTTCCAACAGTCCAAAAGCATTTGCCATCAAACGAGTATTGTTATTAATGAACTGGAAAGTATGCTGATACTTTTTCAAATACCTAGACCCACCAACATCAAAAGCAAGGAAGAAAACAAAGTCTGCTTCTTTAATGGCATTCTCTAGATATTGATTTGGAATCACAGTCATATCATGATTCGGCGTTTCAACCTTATCAAAATCAATAACTACGTGTCCCTTGTCACGCAAGTATTCTGAAAGATAGGCACCTATCTGCCCACTTGATCCAAGAATAGTAATTTTCATTAGTCTCCAGTAATAAGTCTGTAACTGTCTTCGTCAAAATGCTGTGTTGAAAATTCAAAGAGTTCCGTATCTTCTAATGCTTCCATCTGATGTTTTAGTCCACGATAAATGTGAAACCGATCACCCTTGGATAGAATGATTGTATCGGCAAGAGCAATGTCATCATCCAGAGAATATCTTAACAAAATTTTTCCACTTTGAATGTAGAAGACCTCATCTTTGAGTTTGTGATAATGCCAAGAACACTTTCTCCCCTTTACAAAATAAAGGAGTTTCCCACAGTATTCTTCACAATTCACAATCCACTTTTCAAATCCCCATCCTTTGGGAACAAACTTAATCTCCGAAGAACTCATTGGCATTCATTCCTTTATCGTCAATGTAGTAATCGCCAGAGGGTTTACCTAGAAATAACTTATGATACTTACAACCCCAACGGTCTAGTTGATTTCTTGTAAGTTCATAGAATATTTTTTTCGCTAGGTCAGCATTGTTGCCTGACCTACCCATACCTCTAGCGGTAAGATAAATGATTTGGTTTCCTTCATCATACAACTTATTTATTTTGGCAATTCTATCCTCATTCGGAACAGCATCATCATACTTACCATCAGTGATAGAGCATATTGTCCCATCAATATCAACCACATACTTCACTCAAAACACCTCCGATAAGCATTCCAATAATCAACAGTTTCTTTCGGAACAATCTCTTGCCAATCAGATAGACCACGAATCAAATCAGTTGTGTACCTATATCCAATGATTTCTTTTTCAAGATTGGTGACAAGATCCTGAACGTTTCGGTCTTGGTAAACTGATGCCTTATTATAAACAACACTTTTGGGGAAATAATGTTGAAGAACATATCCACCCCAAATATCATCCATCCGACCAACGTGGGGGAATACTGAATAATAAGGAATAACCTCACGGGCAAGGAAAGTATTCTGACTATTGAATGGTGAGATAGAAAGAGATCCATAAGGACCTTGAATCTTATCAAACTTCACGATAGGACGAATAGAGAGTCGTGCCATCGCATCAATATCAGGATCGCCATCCCATAGATCTGCCTGAACAAGAACTCTACGCTTAAGTTTGCCACCATAAGAAACTCTGCTCCTATAAGGAACCAGATCAATTGGGAATCCACGATGCCAGACTTGATTGTGTTCCGTGACTGACAGTGGATCAAAAACTCCCAGGTCAGTATTGTAGAAATCAATCTCTACAGTTTCACCAACAATAACATTAGTTCCCCAGTCATCATAGGGAATATTATCATCATCAACGGTCGCAACAATATCAGCACCACGATTATATGCTTCAACAAATCCAATGTTGCGACGTTGAATAGATTTCCAACCAATCGTCTCACTCAACTCTGGATATGTTTTCTCTTGATATTCTGGAGAGAGATAAATGCAATTTAGATTTTCATAATCATAGTGAGGAGTTTTAGTATCACCTACCACAATCAGAGTCCAATCCTCTTTCCGTGAATACTTGATCGTAGCAAGAGTCGGAGGATTAATAGTTGTCGTTACAATATACTTGTTCACATTAAATATTTTTCAACGAAGTGTTTTGTCGTGTAGTTATTCACTGCTTTATTATAAGCGTTTTCTCTCATAGAGTCAAATTCATCATAATGATTGATAATGTATTCTAATTTCTTATCAAGATCTGCTTCATTATCAAAATACATAAAGTCTTGATCTGGTGTAAAGAAATACTCAATTGGATTCCAAGGATCTCTTTGGCAAAGAATCACACACTTGGAAAATGCTGCTTCAAACATTCTAGATTTAATTTGAGGCATTGTTCCATGATCAATATGTGTGAATGCCTTATTCTCTCTACCCCTAGGGAAGTTGTAATAATTTTCTGCGGTTGCTGGGTCAATATTACAAAGACCGTGAACGACTGCCACTTTAGTTTCAGACAGCATAATCATTTTATCTGCGTATGAGCATCTAGCAACATTGCCCATACTATAGTGACCGAATCTAAAATTATATTTGGTGAAGACATTCTGAATATAACTATCCCAAGGCACTGATCTTGGAAGACTTCCAAAATAAGATACATCTATTGTTTTTTCTCTTTCTTCCAAAATCCACTTTTCACTAAATGGAAAGAAGACAAAAGTTCTATTATCAAACAGTTCGGCAGTGTAAGGGCAAATTGTCAGGATTGTATCTGCCTTTTCATGAAGAACTGTCTTTGGTCCTTGAACAACGCAAAAGTTTGGTTCTTCTAATGTCAGAACAACTTTCTCTTTATCTTCATACTGACCAGAATATAAGTCACCATAAAAATCTGCCATGAACAAATAGCAATCTCTGGCAACATCCTCATACTTTTCAAAATTTAAATAGTATAAAGGATCTTCAGTAAGTCCATTTTCTGGTCTTACAAAATTTAAAACTTTCATAGAACCTCATTAATATCTTCTTGAGTTAAAATATAAACTCCCATATGCTGAACTGATTTGGAAGCCAGATAAACTGCCTTTGGTATGACAACATTTAAATCTCTAGTATGTAGGTAGAAATAACAAAGGGTTGCCAGAAAAACATCTCCAGCTCCAGTAACATCAAACACATCCACTTGAGGAGATCTGTATACATTGTCTTTCCACTTTGCACCCATCTTACCCATCGTGACCACAAGTTCACAATTTTCTGGAAGACTCTTCATCTTGTTTTCTTCATCATTATTAATCTTGATGATCGCATTGTTGAAGTGTTTTAAATCTGGATTTTTACTGTCAACAAAAACTGGACCACCAAACTTTTCACACAAAACACCGATGGATTCAAGATCAAGAATTCCCTTACAGTAATCAGATATGACTACAGCATCATACTTTTTACAATCAGGTATTTCAACAGCATCTACCTGATGCCCAAGATCTTCTCTCAAAAGAAGTTGATTGGACTTTGTATCTACAAATCTTCTTTTAATCAGTTGATCTGGATCATTGGTAATAAAGTCAACATCCAACCCATAAGCAAGCAGATTCTCTCTGACGTTTGCTGCCATTCCTGGGCGAGTTTCTTCTGCTCTATAATCAAATACAGGAACAGGTGCCTCCGCACATAACCTGTCGCAGACACCATAGTGATAAATGTCTTTACAAGACTCACCGATAAGTAAGACCTTGAAGTGTTCTCGTTGTTGAGTATTCTCCAACTCTGTCAAAAAACCGAACTGCCTTGGCATACTGTCCACCTACAACTTCTTTACCTTTCCAATCAGATCCTACAATCATTATATCAGGATTAATTGTTTTTATCAAATCCTCAAGTTCTTCTTTACTATTAAAGATATGAACAACATCAATATAACGTATTGCCTGTAATACTTTGGAACGATCCTCTTGGGAAAAGATTGGTCTCTCTTTACCTTTCATCTGTGAGACTTTCTCATCAGAATCAATCGCAACAATCAAATAATCACCCAGAGACTTGGCATACTCAAACAGTTGAATATGTCCAGGATGAAGCACGTCAAAGCAACCATTTACAAAGATGATTTTCATTTTTCCCCCATAATCATAAACGAATTATTAAGATCAACTCCAGAAACAAATACATTATTATATCCACGATCAACCATATAATCATGAATCATCTCTGGAACAAAAACGTGCTTATGCTTTCTGTTATTCCAAGGTCTCCAATACTTCTGACTATAATCAGGAAGATAAAGAAAAAGAACTCCACCATTTACCAGACGTTCATACCAGTAATTCATTGTCTCAACCCAATCATCAACGTGTTCAAGACAATGACTAGAGAAGATATAATCAGGATCTTGTTCTGGAAGATTGTTCGCATCCCAAGGATCATCAAAACTTAAGTCAATGGGTGTGGATCCAGGAAAAGACCATTCAGGTTTCATACATCCAATGTCGTACCCAAACCCAGAACAAACGTGCTTGGCAAATGGAATTGCAAACTGCGAAGCATTACCAATCGTTTGAAAGTGAGGATATTCAGTTTCTTGATAGTTGATTTTTTTAATCATTGGTATTGCCAGGGTAGATTGAATAAGTATCTTGTTTGTGACCAATCACCCCAACGGTGATGAAGAAACATTGGTTTGTTCTTGACCTTATCAAATAGTTCAGAGGTCTCAAAGAGATAGTTCCAGGATGTTTCAATGAAGTTATATGCTGCTGCCTTTTCAATGACTTTACACCAATCAAACAAAGAATATCCTTCAATATGCTTTGCCTCTACGACTTGTGCTCCACCATAGTCAGCAGGATTTACAGATATTCTATCACAGATTTCAACTTGTGGTCTTGTACACCAGTAACGATTGACAAGAACGTACACATCATCATCTTTGAGTCCTAGGACATCATAAAACAGTTTATCTTCCTTTTCTTGATTGCGAACAAACTTAATATGATCTCTCCAATCTGTCCAGTCCATTCCAATACTATCATACTTACCTGCCATGATTGGTTGATAATTTCCAAAACCCTGGAAGTAAAACAACTCATCAGTGATTTCAGTCTGCTTTTCTGGAAGATAATGCTCAATTCCAGGAAACTGAACGTGCTCTGGTAATGGTGGACGAGTCAGTTTTACTTCTTTATCATCCCAGGAAATAAAATTAAAGTCTGGAATATAATCGTTCAACCATTCAAATTCAGATACGACTGGCCAATAGACTTCATATCCCTGATCCTTCATATGATGTGCCAGTTTTTGAAGAAATAAAATATCTCCAAGACCACAGGGTTGGTAAATTAATCCTACTTTCATTCTACCTCCATTGGAGTCATCTCTCTCCATTCATCTCTTGTATATTCAATCCACTGCCAGGGTTTCTTAAGAATCCCATCATAGACTCTTTCCGAATACTTATAATGACGTGGGTGAATCGTAAGTCTTGTTGCTTTGAGATCTAATGTCTCCATCACATAATGAAGTGACGTATCAACAGAATGCATCTCTTCAGCATTTTCAAATACCCAGCACCAATCAAAAACTTTACCACCAGGAATATTTGGATCCATCTCAACAATCTTTCCATCATATCCTTCTGGAATTTGCTGATAAACTCCTTTCATTGGTTTGTAGACACTATAATATGGATTGATAAAAATAAAAGGATCTCCCTTCTCCAATCCAAGTCGCTTACGAAGATTCTCTTCTCTTTCAGGATTACGTTCATACTTGAAGTAATCTTGCCAATCATCATAAGAGATTCCAACAGCATCATACTTTGTGCCCATCACATCCCAAGATCCTCTTGGTTTGGGAACATTAGACAAATCAAGAACTCCAACCTCACCAGAAGGAAGTTGGAGTTGTCCTTGAGCACCAATATGAGAATTAGTAATCATCTGATCAACACCAGCAGACCAGCAAGAAGGAGTGACTGGATGATAAACAGTATGCTCTTGAGATAAAACTGTTGCGATCTTCTGAATAAAGAAGATGTCTCCCAGTCCTCCTGCCTGATCAATAATAATATTCATCAGTTAATCTTGTCGTACCAATACTTGAGAAGATCATTCAGAGTCGTATCAATATCATACTCTTCCTTGAATCCAGTCAGTTCTACAAGATTGGTAGAATCGCCGTGTTGATAGTAAATCTCATGAGGACGCCAGAAAGGTTCATGGATCTTTTGCTCCACATGATTGAGACCAGACAGTTCAATCAACTTATCAGTAAAGAACTGCATCTTACGAGGAGTATCTCCACAGATATTAAAGATATGATTCGTTACTTCTGGATTAATCATTGCCAAATAGTAAGCACGTACAGTGTCACGCACGTCCATCACAACACGAGTCGTGCTTAAGTTACCAACAAGAAGCACAGGATCCTGATGACCCTTCATCATTCTGGCGATCTGATAGGCATCAGATGAGATGGAGAAGATCTTACCTCGGCGGGGACCAGTATGTGAAAAAGCACGAGTGATGAATCCTTTGATGAATCCATTCTGCATGCGTTCTTGAAGATAGACATCAGTCGCTGCCTTTGATGCTCCATAAGGATTGGCAGGAAGAATTGTATCTTCCCAATGAATCTTACGACCATCTTGTCCAACATTACCATAAACTTCAGATGTTGAGCAGAACATCAACTTACAGTTTGGTTGATGATCCACAATCACCTGAATCAGATTGGCACTACCCATCACATTAGTTTCCATTGTACCAATCGGATCAAGGAAACTAGAAGGAGGATGAGACTGTGCTGCTAGATGGAAGACACCATCAAACTGATACTTCTCAAATACATTACGCAGCGAACGATAGTTACAAAGATCAGAATACAGGAAGGTGATTGAATTGTAGACTTCATCGGGTACTACGTCACGAATATCAGTCTCCATACCATTGGTACGACGAATCAAACCATAGACTTCGTGACCTTCACTATGAAGAAGATTTGCCAAGTGAGGACCAGCAAACCCAGTGATTCCAGTGATTAAAAACTTCATTAATTTACAACTCCTTCAATAAGATCTTTACAAACTTCAAGGTCAGCATCAACAGGGAACAGAATCAAGAACCCTTGAGCAATATACGATTCAATTATAACATGAGTTTCATCAAACAACTCATACACAAAATCAATTCCATCAGCACCAGCAACTTTCCTTAAGTCCCAGTTTCCACCTTCATAAGGACCATCCTTATAAACTCTCAAATCATCAAGAACAAACACGTCCTTTGAAATATCTCTACCACTTTCTTTAATAACTCTCAATTCAGATTCAAGAGGAATTCGTTTGGTAGGATCTGGTTCACTCGTATAAGTAGCACCATTGATATTAAAGTCAGCACCAGGGAAATGAGCATCGTGCCAGAACAGAGTTGGTTCTGGTGACAGAGTTTCCAGAATGGTTTTCATCTCAACATGACTATATCCTTTGATGAGATGAAGATTAGGAGTTCCCTCAAACTTCTCTACCAACTTGTTATGAAGTTCATCCATCAACTCAATCGTATAAACATTGAGATCGTCTGGACGAACGTTGAGAATATAAGAAAGACTGTCGGCAATTCCTGTGCCAGTCTCTACAAAGTTTTTAATACCAAAAGTCTCAATGACTTCTTTTGGTTTGATTGCTTGATAAATTTGTCCCATTTTAATTAAAGTAATTGAGGTAAATAAAGTCTTCTAGGATTTCCATCTCCTTTGCTTTTTCCAGATTCTCTTTGATGGCATCCATTTTGGAATAGTAAATGTCTTCAGATACATCAAACTCTTCTGTAAGATCTATTATACCATCTTTATTGAAGTGTTTACCAATGTCTGGTGCTCCAAGATAAACAGGAATTGTTCCTGTGGCAAAGCAGTCCAAAAGTTTTTCTGTGAAGTAAGTCTCATATTGACCGTTCTCAATCGCAACCGAGAACATATAATCACAAAGACCTTCTTCTTTCAGAGTGATTTCGTTGAATCCACGCCCATAAAGATCAACCTGATCTCCGATTCTTTCAATCCATTCAAGTCTTTTTACATGACCTTCACACATTCTCTTGTTAGAAGAGATCATAGAAATCATCTTTGACTTTTCATAGATCTTTGGTTCTTGAATCCAGAATCCTTGGGCAGGAACCCACTTAAACTTGTCACCTAAAGCAAGAAGTCTTTGATCATGAGTAAAAATAACTTCATATGTACTTTCAACCAGTTCACGATTTTCAATAATACTCTCAACCATTCCTGGTTTGATGAACTTAGATTCCAATAACCAAAGATACTTCAGTCCAGGTCTTTTATCCTGAACTCCTTGATTGATCGTATTGTCAATATAGAAGGTGGCATCACCACCTTCTTTGACCCACTCAATATACTTGGATACTTTACCGTGAACAGAATATCCTTTATTTCCGCCAGTTAGATGTGTAAAAGTATCCCCAACCAGATTAAACTTTTTTCGCATTGATTTGCTCACTAATCCATGCATAAGTCTTACGGATTCCCTCTTCCAGAGTCTGAGAATAATCCCATCCAAGTTCTCTGCGGATCACGTCGTTATTTGAATTACGACCACGAACACCCAGAGGACCAGGAATATGATTCTTCTCAACAGTCTTGCCAGAAACCTTAGCAGCAGTGTCAACCAGTTGATCAATGGTCACCATCTCTTCAGATCCAATGTTGACTGGACCAATAAAGGTGGAATCCATTAGACGACGGGTTGCTTCAATACATTCATCAATGTAAAGGAATGAACGAGTTTGCTTTCCATCACCCCACACATCAATACTACCACCCTTTTCTGGAAGATATGCTACTTTACGGCAGATTGCTGCGGGTGCTTTTTCACGTCCACCGTCCCAGGTTCCTTCAGGACCAAAGATGTTGTGATAACGAGCAACCCGTACAGGAATCCCGTAATTACGATGATAAGCGAAAAAGAGTCGCTCTGAGAAAAGTTTCTCCCAACCATATTCAGAATCTGGGTTAGCGGGGTAGGCTGACTCTTCACGGCAATCGGGATTATCAGGGTCTAGTTGATTGTGCTCTGGATACATACACGCAGATCCAGAATAGAAGATCTTGGTGCTGTTCTTACCCAGACGTTCATTCATCTGGTGTTGCATTTCCAGAACATTCAAGTTGATTGTTGCTGAGTTGTGCATGATGTCGGCATCATTGTCACCAGTGAATACAAAACCTGCTCCACCCATATCAGCAGCAAACTGATAGATCTCATCAAATGACTGAATATAACGATAGGGAACTGAGTGATAAAAGTTTCCACGATCACCTTTATATTCAAGAACACGGCGAACAAAATCAACATCACGTAGATCTCCACGAACAAATTCATTCGCTTCGTGCTCTGAATACTCTGGATACTTAAGGTCTACACCACGAACCCAATATCCTTCGGAACGCAGTCTGCGAACCATATGACTTCCAATGAAACCACCAGCACCCAGCACTAGTGCTTTCTTCATATACTGACTCATAAAATCATAAACTCTATACTATGTATTATACTAAAAAAGGAGAGTTTATGCAACTCTCCCGTTAGGTCTTTCATGCACGCCACCAATTCTTTTACTGGAAATTGGAAACCAGGCGGGGTTACCCCATCCGCACCACTTGCTTTTTTATGGGAAAGCAAGAAACCAAAAGAGGTCAGATTGACTCCACCACTTGATTTTAAGAAACCAAGAAAAGTTGGGTTAACTTTGATATCTCGGAAATACCAAAGAATGCTATCAGAAATAGCACATCCCAGAGTTTGAGTTTGATAGCAAAAGGAATACCAAGTAAACCACCGATAAACTTTATTGCTAAACCACTTTTAAAATCTCCCCATAACATAACTTGATAACCAAGTAAGAGGAGAAAGTTCCCAAGATACCTTAGGATACTAGTTTTAGACATAAGGGGTTTGCTCCCGACCAGTGCTGTTTACGTCCATCCGTGACGATCAATCCCGCACATAAGCAGGAACCCTGTCGGGATCCAACCAGCAGGTGTAATCAAAGTCTTCCATCGCAGTCAGCAACTGCATCTCATTATCACAGAGATACATATCCCTATACCTACCAGTATAAGAATCTACTTTTTGAATGCGACAATCAGGTTTTCCATTGATTTCCAATGTACCGACCTGGACATAACGATAAGGAAACCGCTCCATAAGAACGGTAGGTTTTTTTACGACCTTCATCAAGCAACCTCAATAGACTCAAGATCTTGGGCGATGTAATCCATAAGCATTTCATAATCGTCAAGAGGATCACCAGAAAACACGACACCTTCATTTTCATAAAAGCGGCGTACCTTTTTATAAAGTTTCGGACTCTTTACGTCAAGGTAGAATTCTCCGTTAGCAGCAGAGCGAAGAGTGCTAACATCCTTTTTGAACTTTTGAATCAGAGACATTGTTTTGAATTGTTGCCTTAGTATTATAAGGTTTGGATTGTATTTAGTCAAGTGTGCCAGTGAAGAAACTGGCAATCGGAGTACCCGGATTTGAACCGAGATTATTCCGCTTCCCAAAAGCGGTGCCATAACCAAGTTAGGCGATACTCCGTAGTTCTAATTCACCAGAGTGAACTGCTGCGTGGCAACAAGCACATAATAGCACACATCCCTTTATTTCGTCAAGAATGCGTTCGTGACTCCATCCACGAATACCATGAAATTTAGCATCTTTTTGAGAAGGGTCTAAATGATGAACCTGAAGTGCTGATGAATATTTATCATATCCACAAGAAACACACTTGCCTCCCATTTGCTCAATAATAAAACTTCTTTTTTTCTGCCCCAACTCTAGTGTATATTTGTTATGGCACAACCCACATACTGATTTTTTGTGTCCATAAAATTTAGATGGGTCGGTTTCTCCACAATGCCCACATTTATGCGTTCTCATTTTGGTAGAATAAATTTATCTACCGTTATTTATGTTTTTTGTCAAACGGAGCCCAGTGCTGCCAATCGTATTTATGAATTGCCCAGATACCCATAATCGGTACAACGACTAAAAGATATCCAATAATACCAAGAGTATAAGGATTTTCTAATACCCATCGTGCGAAGTGTCCCATCAATATCCCCTCCAAGTCTTAAATTCGTAATAGAAATATTGGTCAAGAACCTTATCATCTAATGGAGCATTTTCTTCTCGGTGTGCCCACTCAATACAAAAGTCTACAATCTTATGATCGTGTAATGAACTGTGCCCCCACATTCTCACAAATGCCGATGCGGCAAAGTGATATCTCTGTTTAATGTGCGGTTCCGTTTCCTTTATAATCTTTGGAGTCATAATACCCTCCTCTTGTTCCGAAATAGAGTGTTGCTAAAACAAACGGGACTGAAACAAATAAAAGTGCCTTTGCTAATAACATCAGACCATCTCCATTGCTCTTGTAAGTTCAATATAATGATTCATCTCATCCACTGCGATCTCAGCGATCCTTGTATCTTCCTGATGATCCCAGAGGTATGAGAGATAGGTTTCTGTGGCGTGATACTCAATACCTGCGTTCAGGTGATAAGCAGAAACGGGAGCAACAAAATAATAACCCACCAGAATCCAATAATAGATGAGAACCAAATGATAAGCGAAAAAGCGATCAACCCAGCGATCTGCTCCGCCACGATGCTCCATTTCAACAAGGTGTTCCGTTTCATTTAAAGTCTGTGCGAAGTGTTCTTTCATCAAGTAATAATGAGATAAGTCTCTGAGTCCTAGAGATTCCTTGAGATGAAGCACACTTACAAAGGCAAAGTAAGGTGCTCTAGCGATTGTTTCTAGAACCCAGAATCTTTGAATAGGTAAGTCACGATACAGGAAGTCAATGATTGATATCGTGACTGTTAGTATTATATCGTTAAACTTTTTCATTGTGGATATGCGTGATTAAGTCCCCAGATAATAAAAAGTCCAATCGCACCAAAAAGAGTCATAGCAGTGTAAATTGTTTTACTCATCTTCTTCGTCCTCGTAAGTAGATGGTTCTTCAAATAGTTCGTCTAACTTTTGTTGTAGAACTCGTCCTTGTAATTCTTGTATATCTTCGTCTGTGAGAGATATCATTTGTCCTTGAGTAGTTCTTCTATTCTTTGACGCATGTTTGTGCTTTCCTGTTTCATATAGTCTCGGAGAGAATATCCCCTTTGACCTCTCATAATACAGGTGCCTTGATAAAACATCGTGGCGGCAAATACTAACAGGAAAACTATACCAATTATTTCAGGGTAATGTTGATCCATGGTAGTAAAGGTGGAATAACTCCAATAAGTCTTAAGAGTCCTTCAGCAAATAAAGCAAGGACCACCCAACCAACGCACATGCTAATGATAGAAGCATTACGGTTGTGTCTTCTGATAGCAGCATCGATCATCTCCTGAACTTCAGTGCGAGATACATAATCGTGATCAAAAGGTTCCATCATTTCTCGTCTCCAAGAAATTTCGCAAGAGGATCCTTGCGAGTTTTAACTATTTCAACTGCTCTCTTGTAGAACATATTATCCATGTTCCCAGAGGCTTCAAAAGTCTCCTTGATCTTCACCCAATTATCGTAGGTGTGCTGATCCATAAGGTTATGTTTGAATACTACTAGTTATGCTAGTGAGTATTTCTACAGTGTCAAGTTTGTTAGCGTTTCAAGAAAGTGTTTAAGGAAATATTAAATTACTATGGTTTTGGATAGTTATTTTTTATTTCATCACACTTTGCAATATATTCATTCATTTTAGTTTCATCACCTTTTTGCGACCAATAATAAGCATCAACAAATTCTTTAAGGTCTGGATACTCTGGTGCTCTTTGACGTTGGTATTCTGTTAGATCATACTGTGATTGAAGTCTTGCTATTTCTGCTTCAACTTCTTCTTTTGTTGGTTTGGATTGAGTTTCATCTAACCACTCAAGACCCTCATAAGTATCCCCATCAAGAGACCACCGTGCTCCTGGTCTTAGTGATTCTAATGCTTCTACTATAAAAGTCATCCTGCTATCTCCATTAGTGTGATTCCGCTGCTTGTACGGAATGATCCATCATAACCCCTTCCATTTACATAAGATGTATTGGCGCCCCATACTTGTATTTTATAAGTTAAAGATGAGTTAGATGCTGGACTATCTAGATATGTTATTGGCTTTGAGTGACCGGCAAAATAATCTTGCCCAGCAGACTGACCAAAGTATCCATCATCCCCATTTCCAATTGATGTGGAATCTCTCATTAACCTAGCATATCCATCACCGCCACCACCACTTGTAGAAATAACAACCCAAGCAATTACTAAAACTTTACTAGATGTTGATGATGGTGTAATAGCAGCACTAAGTCCAGTAACATCTACTGCGGTTCCCGAAGTGGTGGTAAACTGGTTTGTTTTAATTGTATTGACGACTTGAAGAACTCCACCAGTTTGATTGAGTATTTTTCTTCCAGAACTATTTAAAATTGATGTATTAGCTGTTGGTAACGTAATATTACCAACAGCATCTCCTTGTAAAAATACTGTCCCACCAGTTCCTGCCTGGTTTAGCATTCTAAAGTTTGCTTTATCACCAGAAAGATATAAATTTAATCTGTTTGAGTTTATTGAATTTGATGGATCTTCAATAAGCAGTTCTACTAGATTTCCGTAAAGATGAAGTTTTCTACCTGGAGATACTGTTCCAAGACCCACATTACCACTAGAATCTATACGAATCGCTTCAGTATTATTAGTTCCCAGAGTCAACACATTAGTCGTAGGGGAACTAATAGATGCTCCTGTTCCAACTAAAAGACCACCAGAAAACGTAGAGAGTCCAGTAGCATTGATATTATTAACAGAAGGAAATGAGGCAGGCGTAACCGTTACTCTTCCTCCAGCAGTCGTTGAAGTAACAGTGTCAGTATTTCCGTTTATTTGAATACCCATTAGTCACAAAGACTTTTCTGGTATTTATAAGAAGCGGAGAATAATAGAATCGAACTATCAGAGTTTTATCCCTGGCATCGTTTTCAAGACGATTTACCGACCATCGGTGCTATTCTCCATATTTTGAATAACCTAAATGTTTTGTATAATGGCAGTTAGGACAAAGTAATTGTAAATTACTTTCTTCATCAGTTCCACCATTACATCTTTCAATTATATGATGAACTTGAAGAATATTGTAATTTTCATTGCCACATTCTTCACACTTACCACTTCTCTTTGAGGCAAGTTGAAGTCTTAATCTTTTACTCCTAGTAGATTTGTTATTTGAATTAGTTCCATCATATTTTATACCAGTTCTTGATTTATTTGAACAAGACCTTGAGCAGGTTTTTTTATGTCCAATAAATGATTTGCCACATATAGGACAAAGTTTTTCATTTATTCTTTGGAATTTTCCACAACATTCAGAACTACAAAAAACATTTCCAATTATTTGGGATGGTCTTCTATAGATTAATTTTTCACAAACACAACAAGAACAGTTTGGATTTCTGGGCACGGTGGTTTATTGATATCTTATGAAATATTTATAAGAATAAACCACTCTGCCACGCTTCCAATAAGAATATTATAATACTC